GGGCTACTTTAAGAACCTCTATAGGAGTAGGTACTGGCGATTCACCACAGTTTACAGGAATTGAATTAGGACATGCGAGTGATACTACTATTACAAGAGTATCAGCAGGAGTTATAGCGGTAGAGGGTACAAACGTACAACTACAACCTTCTGAAGGTGCCTTTGCAAATGGAGATAAAACAAAACTTGACGCTATTGAGGCAAGTGCGGATGTGACTGATACTGCAAATGTAAAAACTGCATTAAATGCTTCATTAGGAGGAGCTGCTAGTATTGGAAACTCTAGTGATACCATTACTATACCGGGTAATTTAACAGTTACTGGTACAAAAACAGAATTACAAGTAGCTAACTTAAACGTAGAAGATCTAAATATTACTGTAGCCTCTGGATCAGCAGACTCTGCAGCAGCAGATGGAGCTGGTTTAACAGTAGGTGGAGCAGCAGCAACACTCTTATATTCACATTCAGGAACAAAATGGGTATTTAATAAAGTAGTAGATGTACCAACTAGTGGTCTACTAATAAACGGAACAGCAGTTACATCTACTGCAGCTGAACTTAATTTACTGGACGGGGTATCTGGGTTAGTTCAAGGTGATTTAACTAAACTAGCTGCTCTAGACGCTACTGCAGCAGAACTTAACCTAATGGACGGTGGTACTTCTGCTACCTCTACAACGGTTGCATCTGGGGATAGATTAGTATTAAATGATAACGGCACAATGGTGCAGATCGATGTAGATGATCTTGATACGTACTTTGCAGCTACCTCTAAAACATTAACAAACAAAACTGTAGCAGCTTCTCAAGTAACAGAAATCTCTAATTTAACTGCAGCAGAAGGAGAACAGTTAGAAGCTATCGGCTCTACTACAATATCAGCTACTCAATGGGGATATTTAGGAGCATTTGACCAAGGACTTACAACAACAAGTCATGCTCGATTCCATTGCTTAGGTATAGGAACTGCAGCATCTACTACTACAGGTGAAATAAGAGCAACAGCTGATATAACTGCATATTACTCTTCTGATGAAAGATTAAAAGAGAATATTGTACCTCTTAAAGGTGCATTAGATAAAGTTAATAATTTAACAGGTGTTAATTTTGATTGGAAAGATTTAACTGACGAAGAACGAAAAACTATTCATTCTCATGAGGGAAGCGATATTGGAGTAATAGCTCAAGAAGTACAAGCACAATATCCAGAACTTGTTCAACAAAGAGAACATGGATACCTTGCAGTTGACTATCAAAAACTTACAGCAGTATTAATAGAAGCGGTAAAAGAGCTTTCTCAAAAAGTAACTGACTTAGAAAGTAAGGTATAAATGGGCTTTTTATTTAATTTAGATACTGATACAGTTAAAGGACCAGCTAAAAGTCTCTACTGTAGTATAAATCAGATAACTATACAAAAAGAAGTAAACAGAATAATTATAAGTCTTTCCTACTTCAAAAATATTAAAAAAACTTCTCGTATAGATAGTATTTCTTATGAGGTTTTAGTATATGAAAAAGGAGATACGGAAGGTAAAGATATAAGACTTCCCTCAGTTTTAAAACTAGATTTAACTGAAAAAGTAACAATTAAACAGCCTATTTATAAACAAGAACTGGTTAAGGAAAAAGTTCCTTATGTTAGTTTTAATGATTTAGGAGACGAGATTACAAAATACCGAGAGGTAGAAGTAGAAAAAAGTATTAAAATAGGAGAAGAAGAAAAACAAACTATAATCCCTGCTTATACAGCTATCCAAAAAGATATTTTTGGTTTCTGTTACGGTAAGATAAAAGAAAGACTTTTAGAATCTTTTCCTTATTTAGAAATAAAAGAAGCATAAAATGGCAGTAGCAGAATACGGAACCACAAATATATCATTTTCATCAACTGACACTTGGGCTAATAATGTAGACGGAAACGATAACATTACTGTATCAGGTTCAAATGGTTGGGCAAGAGACATCGTTGATGATCCTGGTGCTACCAATCTTGGTGTAAATAGTGAATTAAGAAGTAATAAACTATTTTATGGTAACGTAGTTACTAAAACTAACATTACAGCTCAAGTTACTTTACCTTATACTAGTGGTACAGTAAATGCTTCAACTACTTTAGCTATAAAAAATAATTCTTATAATGATAATGCAACAGTTAGATTAGTAGCATCTCCTACTTATCCTTATGTATTTCAAAAATGGACTTCTGATACTGATGGCTCTACTACTATATCTACTAATGCTACTTTAGATTTAACTGCTACTGATCATACATCAGTTACTAATTTTTATTGCTGGTCTACCTCCCCTGGAAGTAATAATGCTAGTATAGGTTACCATGCTTCTGATGCAGCTACTGCTTGTGGTGCATCTGGTACTACGGTATTCTGGAACGATGATGATGGATCTAACTTTGATGATGCTTATGCATTCTATACTGATGCGACATTAACAACTACAGTATCAGCAGGTAAATATTCTGACGGTACTACAGTATTAACAGTAGACGCAAATGGAGTTATAACAAGTGGTACTCTTTGTTAAAAGAAAAATAAGTTTTAATGGTAAATGTTATATGGATATTAGAGAATATCAAAAAACACTCTAGCTTTTATACTGAACTCAAAGTATCTTTACTATTAGGATCTGCAATACAGTGGAAAAAGCATAATCCTAATACTAATACTAACTTATATTGTGATAAGATGACTCATTCTTTCTTATCTGATATTAATGCTATAGAACTTTGGGATAATGTATACAGATGTTCATTCGATGAAAGTATTAATAAAGATATTTTCTGGGCTAGCTCTAAACTAGATATATTATCTAATATAAATCAACCCTCAGTAGTATTAGATCACGATTTTTTAGTTTATAAGTGCTTTGAACCTTTTCTTAAGGATAAAGTTATAGTAGGACATGATGAAAACGGAGAAAACTACTATCCTAACGTAATGGATGAATATGTAAGAAGAACTAGACATATTTTACACCGTCCTAATAATAATTCAGTTAATTGTTGCTTCAATTACTACCCTAATCCTGCTTTTGCCAGATCCTATGCAAGAACTTCGTTACAATTAATGAAAGAACTTACTGATTTAAGAGCTCCTAACTCAAAATACTTAGTTTATGCTGAACAATTATTACTTAAACATGTATTAGATTTGCATAAGATAGACTATATACCGTTAATTACTAATGTATGGCACTGTAATGAAAGGAAATGGTTAAAAGGTAAAAAAGGTATACTAGAATATAAACAAGCTCAACTATATTTCAGACATTATTGGATGGAAAAGAATAAAATATTAGATTCTTCGGAAGGATTTAACTATATTAATGAAATAAACACTTTAAAGAGTATTATTTCTAATAATAGTAACGTTAATATGCAATCTCTCAACAAATTATCAAAAAGATAATGAGTATACTTAATAAACATTATATAAAAGCTAATATAACTAATAATAAGGATAAACCAGTCACTTATAGATGGACTCATGGTGCAACTGATAATGATTTAGGTGATGGACTATTAATATATTCTATTATTCAATATATGAGAGCTAAAGTATGTGTATGTTTAGGGTCTGGAGGTGGATTTATACCTAGAATAATGACTAAAGCCAGGCAAGACCTTCATGAAGCAGGTATATTTGAAGGAGATAATGGTATGAGTTGGGGTGATATAGGGGTAACATTCATTGTAGATGCTGCTAACGAAGTAGGAGGTCAAGTAGACTGGTTAGATAAAGATTCTTTCTTTAGAAAAACGTTTTGTCCTCGTATTATAAACGAAACAACTGAAAAAGCTTATTATAACTTCTTTGTTAAAGAGGATATAAAGATAGATTATTTACATATTGATGCTGGACATTCATATAAAGATATAAAACAAGATTTTGAACTTTATAGTAATATAGTAAGCAAAAAAGGTATTATTTCTATTCATGATACTGATGAATCCTACTCTAAAGACTATATAATAACTAAAGATATAGCTGATCAAGACCATTTTCATGAATTTAATAATGGTCCAGCTAAGTTTATGAAAGAATTAAAGAAAAATGCTAAGTGGAACTCATTTAATCTATTTAATAACGGTATATTAACAACTAAACCTAGTTCTACAGGTTTAACTATAGTACAACATGCTTAATTTAGTTACAGTAGTAGGTGAGAATACTCATATTCTACCCCATATGTTAAAACATTATGAAAATAAGGTAGATAAAATCTATGTAGGTGTTTATAGACAATCTGAAAATGATAATATACTTGAAGAAATAGAAGAATTAGGTATAGACCCATTTATGGTATTTACTGATTCTAAATATAATTGGAATAGAGTAACAGATATATACAATTCTATAAAAGGAACTAAACCAACTGATTGGTGGATAGTATCTGACGATGATGAACTACAAGTTTATCCGTATGATATAGAAGACATAGTGGAACAGTGTGAAAGAAGAGGTTATGAGTTTGTTACAGGCGGTTTCTTAGATAGAATAGGTAAAGATGGTACTTTTCCTAAGGTCACTAGAGAGACGGACTTACATAAAGCATTTCCATTGGGTGGATTCTTTAGATATCCTATGTCTGGAGCGTGCCCTAACAAAGCTACTCTAATGAAAGGATCTATGCGAGTTACTTCTGGTCAACATTACGTACAATTTGCTGATAATACTAGCTGGGGTGCTAAACACCCTAAAAGAATGCCTATAGAGGAAGTATTTACTCAAGTACATCATTTTAAATGGGATAGTACTTGTATAGATAGAATTAAAAAGGTAGCCGATGTAAATAAACAATATGCTTACTCAGAAGAGTACCTTAAAATGTATAATGCTATTAAAGACTCAGGATGGAAGATAGATATTAATAATCCAGAGTATTTAGTTGAAGAATTAAAGGAATTTTCGTATATTAATTATAACGAATATACCAATTGGAATAAATTAAGAGATAAAATAGTAAAAATATGAGTCTAGATGTAGAAAAGCAGCTTTTAGAAGAAAGAAAAGTTAAAGCATTAGAGAAAATTAGTAGAAGTTTAGATAGTTTTGTATTATGGTTTGAAGAAATCGATAAAGAAGAGTGGAATGAAAGAATTCAGTATTATTTAGCTGAATTTTTAAGTCGTTCTCCTGAAATATCGAAAGATATAGAAGAACTACCAAAAAAAGATGCATAAATTAGGGATAATAGTACCTTATAGAAATAGATCAGAACAGCTTGCCGTATTTAGAAAAGAAATAAACGATTACCTTAAAATAGACTTTGAATTAATTATAGTCGAACAATCAGATAAAAAAGAATTTAATAGAGGTAAACTTTTAAACATAGGTTTTTTAGAAGCAGATAAGTTAGGATGTGATTATGTTATATTTCATGATATTGATATGTTACCTATCAAAGCTGACTATTCTTATGTTGATAAACCCACACATTTAATTACTAAAGTTGATTTACCTGAAGGAGTTTCTAGGACTTTATTTGATGAATACTTCGGAGGAGTGACCGCTTTTCCTGTAAATCTATTTAAACAGGTAAATGGTTATTCTAACGAGTATTTTGGGTGGGGATTTGAAGATGATGATTTATTATTACGTTGTTTAGAGAATCATATTGATTTAAACGGTAAAAAAGTAGTACAAAAAGGAAGAGAAGGAGTATCATTAGAGTTTAATGGTAAAGATAGCTTTGTTGCAATACCAAATAAACTATCAGTTATAAGAGACTTTACAATTTATACTTCTTTTGGGTATAATGATATAATATCTGATGTAGATCAAGTAACTGATGAGAATTCTATATTTAGTATACCTGGTTTTGATACTACCTTAACAGTAAATTCCTTTTTTGACCTTACTTTTCAATTTTGGAAACAAGATTTAAGTTCTATTTCTCTTCCTACTAAAGGATTACAAGCAGGAAGGTATAATGCTATAATTACAGTTAGCAAAGCTGGTAATTATTTACCTCCTTTAGTTAGATTCTACTTAAACGGTAAAAAAGTAGGACAGAGTCCTTTTGATAAGATGTTAAATATAAGGAAACAAAAATATATTTACTTAGGAGTAGGAGATCCTGAAAGAAAAGAAAAAAATAATTGGTTTAAAGGTACTATAGATACTTTTGCTACTTATTCTGAAGCATTATCTGATGAAGAGTGTGCTGAATTAGGGAATAACTTTTCTAATAGTTTATTTTCTCTCAGTTCTAAAGATTACTTAGTATCTTATTACGATATGAAATTTGTAAACGGTACTGAGCTATTAGATCTTAAAGGAGGAAGCAACGGAAGAGTATTTAACTGTAATCAAACATTAACTCAGACTAGTACTGATATATTTAAACCTATTCCACACCGAAAAAAAGGTGAGTTTAAAGTTTTACCTCATAAAGAAAATGGATATAAAGATGGTTACTGGATTAGTTGGACTAGTAGAGAAAATCAATTAAGATATTTAAATAATTATTATACTTTTAAATCTAACTACCAAAGAGATGGATTAAGTTCTTGTAAATATAAGGAAAGAAATAGATTTGATAGTAAAAACTATCATCATTTAGAGGTAATGTTATGAATCATAAGTTAGGAGTTTGTGTACCGTATAGAAATAGGGAATTACACCTTAATGAATTTATTCCTAAGGTAGGTAAGTTCTTAAAAGACTCTAATATAGAATTTAAAATGTACTTTGCTCATCAAATAGATGATAAACTGTTTAATAGAGGAGCAATGAAAAATATAGCTGCTAAACATGCATTCGAAGATGGTTGTGATTATATTGTATGGCATGATATTGATATGATTCCGGAAGATAGTAGTTGTGATTACTCTTTTCCTAAAGATAATCCTCAACATATAGCAGTAAGAATATCTCAATCAGATTATAAACTTAAATACTTTGAATATTTTGGAGGAGCAGTTATATTTTCAAAAGAACAAGTGGAAAAAACCAATGGATACTCTAATAACTATTGGGATTGGGGTATGGAAGATGATGATTTATTTTGGAGATGTTATTTAGAAGGTATGCTCGATGTTACTACTACTAGTATGGATACATTTTCTAGTCATTTATACTTTAATGGTGAAGATTCTAAGATAATAGTACCTAAAGAAACTTTACCTAAAGGGTTTTTTCAAAGAGAATTTGAAATATCTATTTTAGCTAAAGCAGAGCATCAACAGCATAAAGCTCCTATACATTTAATAGGTGATAATGAAGCTAAATTTTACGAATATCCTATTTTTAGGATACCTGGAGAAGATTTTGGCTTATCTTTCAATAATTCAAGAGCATTTACTCTTCAATTTTTTAATACTTTTCATCAACATAACTACATGTGGATAAAAAGATATGATAACTTATGGACTTGGATTACAGCTAAGTTTAATCCACGTGAAAGGAAAGTTAATTATTTTTTAAATGGAGTAGAAGCTGATGCTGAATTAGGTCATGGTACTGAATCTCCATTAATATATAACGGTAGGCTTAGTAGTAAATATAAAAATGGTGACATTTACTTAGGATATACACCTTCTTTTGAGGAAAACTATCCAGGAAAAAGATTTAAAGGAGGTATAGGAGAAGTTATAATAAAAAGTCAAGGAGAAACTATATGGAAGCTTACAGAAAGTAAAAATGACCTTAGAGAAAATATTACTAATGTTAAAGAAGATATGGTAGTATATAATGCTATCATTCCTCATCGTAGAGATGGTAAATTTAGATGTTTACCTCATAAAGATGAAGGATTAGTTAACGGTAAATGGGCTAAAGGTCCTACAACAGCTAAAAATGAACGCAGATATGTATTAGAAATGCAACAAGGTAAGTCAAACTATAAAAATGAAGGTATAAGTACCTTAAAGTATGATTTAGTTAGTGAAGAAAAGCTAACTCCTTGGGCAAAAATGCTTAATGTAAAGTTATGACCAATCAAGAAGTAAAGAATAAATTAGATTCTGTTGGTAAAGGGTTCTGCTTAGCTAAATGGACCCAAGTTACTATGCATCTTGGTACCGGTATGACTCATTCCTGTCACCATCCTTCTCCTCATAAAATACCATTAGAAGAATTAAAGAGTAATCCTACTGCTTTACATAATACTAAGCATAAGAAAATGAAACGCAGACAGATGATCAATAATAGAAAACCATCTGAATGTAATTACTGCTGGAATGTAGAAGATAATTCTACTTCTTATTCAGATAGAGTTTTTAAGTCATCTGAACCTTGGTCAATATCGCAATTCGATAATATAGTTAATTCAGACTGGGAAGATAACTTTAATCCTAAATATGTAGAAGTATCTTTTTCAAATACTTGTAATTTTGCTTGTGCTTACTGTGGACCTCAGTATTCTTCTAAATGGGTAGAAGAAATAGAGAATCATGGAGGATATAAAGAGGTTAATAACTATAACGACATAGAGTTTTTAAAGAAAAAAAATGAATTTCCTTATAAACATTCAGAACACAATCCTTATATAGAAGCTTTTTGGAAATGGTGGCCAGATATGTTTAAAGATCTCCATACATTTAGAATTACTGGCGGCGAACCTTTATTATCTAAAGATACTTTTAAAGTATTAGAATATATACAAGAAAATTATAAAGAGAATAGTAATATATCTTTAGCAATCAATACAAATTTAGGAGTACCAGATAAACTTATAGATAGATTTATAGAGATAGCTACAGATTTATGCAATAATAATAAGGTAAGAGAATTAATAGTATTTACCTCGATAGAAGGAGATGATAAACAAGCTGAATATGTAAGATATGGATTACAAGCTGATAAATTTTGGGCCAATGTTAATAAAATACTTACTAAGTTACCGAAAGTAACTATAAATGTTATGGCTACTTTTAATGCCCTATCGGTTTTTACTTACGATAAGGTTATTGATAGAGTTTTTAACCTAAAAAAGAAATATGCTAATGGTAAAAGATACTGGGTATCAGCTATACAGTTGGATACCTCTTATTTAAGATGGCCTTCTTTTATGTCTGTAAGAGTATTAGATAAGGAACATAAAGAGCTAATACTAAAATCTGCTGAGAAAGCTTTATACTATGGAATAAAAGAATTTACTCATAGTAACTATGGATTTTCAAACGTAGAAATACAGAAAATTAAACGAACATATGATTATGCAATAGGTAATAGCGTAATTTATGATCAAGAAAAAAGTAGGAAAGAGTTTTTTAAATTTGTTGAGGAGTATGATAAGAGAAGAGGTACTAGTTTTTCTGATACGTTTCCTCAGTTAACTAATATGTATGCTGAAAATAAATAAAGGAGAACCTTGGTTATTTTGGCCTAGCAGTATTTGTGATACTTTTCCTTCTAATCCTTCTAATCTTTTATTAACCGGAGAACATTCGTTTGAGTTTTCTTTTGATTTTATATTAAGAGATAATTCTAAACTCCAAAAAACTATATTTACTTTAGTTCCTAGGTATACAGGTTTAGATTTATACCCAGAAGAAACTGTTATTACAATAACTTATGAAGATAAACCAAGGTATTATAGATTACCTTTTCCTATACCTGTTGATAAGCATACAGTAGTAAAGTTTGATCATAAACCTAAACTTTATTTTAAAATATTTATTAATAACGAAGTTGTAGTAAACGAATCTATGGAAAATAAAGTATTTGGTATTAATGAATCCCCACATATAATAATTGGAGCAGGTAACTTTCCAAAAAATAATTTTAACTTAAATTATACTGACTTTGATCTTCTTAGGTTTACTTTATCTCAGGATGGAAAGATTTTAAGTGATCATTTTTTTGAGGAAAGAATATTCGATAAGTATGTAGACATAACAGGTAATTTAAATTTTGTACATAAGATATAATGGGTATATACGCTAAAAAAGATGATGAAACTCATCAAGAGTATAGAGACAGGGTTGTAGATAAACTATCTCCTTCATTTTGCGGTGCTAAATGGTATAATGCTACTATTTGGTTAGGTAATGGGCAGACAACATCTTGTCATCACCCACCTGCTCATAAGATACCTTTAGATGAATTAAAGTTTAGTTACAAAGCGCTTCACAATACAAAATATAAGAAAGCTGTACGTAAGCAGATGATAGAAGGTATTAGACCTAAAGAATGTGAATACTGCTGGAAAATAGAAGATTTAGGAAAAGATAAAATCTCAGATAGAGTATACAAATCAGTTATTTATACTGATGAGGAATTAAAAGATGCTAAAGAAACCATGGGCTATACTGAAGATGTTGACCTTAAAACTTTAGAAATTGCTTTCGATGCTAATTGTAATTTTGCTTGTTCATACTGTAACTCTTCTTTTAGTACTACATGGCAAAAAGATATAAAGCAAAACGGACCTTATCAAAATTTAGTATCTGATGGAGCTGGAGCATTCCAACATGACGGTTCTCATGCTATGCCTTTTGGAAGAAAAAATGAAGGTAATCCTTATGTAGAAGCTTTTTGGAAATGGTGGGAGGCAGAACTTCAATATAGTTTAAGAGAATTAAGAGTAACCGGAGGAGAACCTACTATGTCTCCTGACTTCTGGAAATTAATGGACTGGTGGAAAGATAATCCTGATTGTAAAGTTCCATTTGCAGTCAATTCGAATTTAGGTCAAAAGAAAAAATTATTAGATGCATTAATAGATGCTTCACATAACATTAAAAAATTTAGTATTTATAGTTCTTGCGAAGCTGTTGGTTTACAGGCTGAATATATTAGACATGGTTTAGAGTGGGATGTATGGTTAAAAAATATGTACAGGATTAATAAAGAAGCTAATTTAGAATCTGTAAATGTTATGATGACTATAAACAGTTTATGTTTATTTTCTATCACTGAATTTATGGATGAAATGATGCAATTAAAAAAAGTATTCGGGCCCCATGCAGCTGTGATGTCTTTTAATATTTTACGTTTTCCTTCTTTCCAATCAATAGTTACTCTTCCTACAGAAATAAGATTAGAAAGAGCTGCTGTAATAGAAAAATGGGTAAACGATCACTGGAATGAAGGCTCTAATGGATTTCTCGATATAGAAAGAGATGGACTATTAAGATTAATTGAATACATAAAAAAAGTTGACACTGGTCATGAATTTACATCTTCATTAGAAACTAGAGAAAGAGATTTTAAATCTTTTTATCAACAGTACGATAAAAGGAGAGGTAAAGACTTTTTAAAAGCATTCCCTGAATTAAAAACTTGGTACGAAAGTATACCAGAAACTAATCTAACTCCTCTTATCAAAGCCATAGATGGAGACGATGCTAAATCTAACAAATATGTTTCTGGAGTTTTACAACAAGCTAAAGAAGAAGGTTGGGTTTTAAACCCACAGTGGTCAAACCCAGGATCAAAAGGATACATAGAACCTGATGAACAGCAACAAGATGATATGATAGACTTAGTTGATGACCTTAAAAAAGGACGTAAAAAAGTTTTACAGGTAAATAAGAATAAGACTGCAATATGAAAATAAAACCATCAGAAGGAAATAAGACTTTTTGTATGGCACCTTGGTCTCATACTTATTTATCTCCTCAAAGTGAAAGAAGAATGTGCTGTGCATCTCGAGAAAAAGCTGACTGGGCTACACAATACTTAGATTCAGAAGATGCAGATAAAGGATCAACTTATAACCCCGGTACTTTAGATGACCATTGGAACTCTGAATATATGAAAGGTATAAGAAAAGACTTAATGGCCGGTAAAGAGATACCACAATGCCAGGTATGTAATCATCAATTACTAAACGTATCTATCTATAGAGATTATTTTAACAAGACTTTATTTCCTAACAAAATAGATGAGGCATTTGCTAAAACCAGAGACGATGGTCATACTGAAATGCAACCTATATCTTTTGATTATAGAATAAAAAACTTATGTAACTTTAAATGTAGAATGTGTGGTGATCAATTATCTTCTTCATGGGAATCTGAAAGAAGAATGATGGGGGACTATGATAGAGAAGAAAATACTGATTTTTGGGCAAAAAAAGAAAATAAACCTGCTATTGATAAATTTCAAAAAGAAGTAGCAGAAGCTGAATTATGGAAAGCAGTTAAAAACGGAACTATAGAAGAAATTTATTGGGTTGGTGGAGAACCTTTAATGTGGGAAATACATTGGGAAGTTATGCAATACTTAATAGATAACGATTTAGCAAAAAATGTTTGGATTAGGTACAATACTAATTTTTCAAGAACTACCTATAAACATTGGGATTTACGTACTATGTTACCTCATTTTAAAATGGTTCAAATATGTGCTTCTATAGACGGTACAGGAGATATTGTAGAATATGTTAGACACGGTATAAAATGGAAAAGTTGGATTCAAAACTTTAAAGATTTTAGATTTTTAAATGACAAATACGGTAGTTATGGGATTGCATTTGACTTAACAATTACAACCCCAGGACTATTTAGCTTGAAAGACATGTTTGATTTAGCTGTAGAATTAGATGTTCATACTTTGATTAAGACTACTTTTGCTTTTGATAGTTCAATAATGATGTGTCCTCAAGTTTTACCTAGGAATTTATATGAAGAAGTAATAGATGATATATTAGAGTATATAAGACCTAAAGCTGAGAAATTTCCAAAACATTCTAACTGGATTGAATGCTTAGAAGATCTTAAACAAAGACAAGTATTTTCAGAGCAATACCCAGATTGGAGAGAAGGTTTAAAAAGAGGTAAAGAAAATTTAACTAGGATAGATAAATGGAGAAGAAATGAAAATGTCTTAAACGAAATATATTTAAAACATAATAAAAAAGTATATAACTGGTGGAACAACAAACAAGTGATATAAAAGATAGCTTTTGTGTTCTTCCATGGATACATTTAGCTACTCATCCTATCGGATCTGTTACTCCTTGCTGTGTTACAGAAATGAAAAACTCAGTTTCTACAGCCGCTGCTGAGGATAATGATAAAGATCATTTATTTCTTTCTAAGGATAGTTTAGAATCTATAACTAATTCTAAAAGATTTAAAAAAGTACGTAAGGATATGATGAACGGTATAAAACCTTCAGTATGTCAAAAATGTTTTAAATATGAAGAGGAGGGTGTTGGTTCTAAAAGAGGAGAAGCTAACTTATTATATGAAAAGCATATAAAGGACTGTCTACCTAATACAAATCCTGATGGGAGTTTAAAAGAAGTTAACTATAAATACGTTGAGTTAAGATTAGGAACTGTTTGTAATTTAAAGTGTACTACTTGTAATCCATTTTCATCTAATAGATGGCATCAAGACTTGCATGGTTTGAAAGGAACAGAATTCGAAAATGATTACTATAAAATAGAGGTAAAGACTGAGTGGTATAGAAATTATAAATTTTATGATGAACTTTATTCTAAATGTAATGGTTTGCAAGAAATTTGGATAAATGGAGGAGAACCTACTTTAATAAAAGAGCATGCCTATTTTTTAGAAAAATTTATAGAAGATGGTAGTTCTGAAAATATAGATCTACATTATAGCCTAAATTGTACTCAGTTCCCTGATAAATTTATTGAAATTTGGAAAAATTTTAAGAATATTAGAATTCATTTATCTATCGACGATATCGAAGAAAGAAACTACTATGTTCGTTTTCCTTCTGATTGGAATCAAATAATGAATTCATTAAATAAAATATTAAAGTATAGAGATATATTTACTTTAGAACTATGTCAAACTGTTAGCTGTTTAAATGTTTATAATATAGATAACTTTAAAAAATTTGCTAATGATAAGAATTTATTTATAGCTCACAACTATGTTCATTATCCTGACCACATGCATGTTAGTTTAATACCTGATAAGATGAAAACGGAAATCTTAAATAATATTCAGTATCTAGAGGAGCATGAAGTTCATAAACTTAAAGTTGAATTAAATAGAAAACCAAAGTATAGAGATAAAGACAGATTTTATTCCTTTATAAGAATAATGGATCAAACTCGTAAAGTAAAAATTTATGATTATTTACCCGAATGGAAACCATATAAAGATAACTTTAACATTAAAGCTATATGAAAAATTTATGTACTATTCCTTGGGTAGGGTTTTCTAATGATCCCGACGGTTCGGTAAGACCTTGTTGTATCTCTAGAGAACACGTTACTAAACCTGACGGGACTAACTATTATACTCAGTTGGATAATGTAAAAGATATATTTCATAGTGATTATATGAATAATCTTAGAAATGAGTTTTTAGAAGGTAATAAACCTAAAAACTGTAGTGTATGTTGGGAAGACGAAGATAATGGATATACTTCTAAGAGAGAAAATTATAATAAAATTATTAAAGATTATTTAGGAGACTGGGCGGATGCTGAAAATTTAGTAAAAGAACCTTTATCTGAATATCCAATTGATTTTCAAGTTATACTAACTAATGCATGTAATTTAAAATGTAGGAGCTGTGGCAGCTCTCATAGTACTGAATGGTACAAGGAATTAAAAACTATGCCTTTAGAAGATATAGTAGGTATTGATAATCATCTTTATGAATTACCGCACGGTCAAGCAGGAGGTGCGAAAAGTGAGTTTATAACTTCAATGGAAGAATGGTTACCTTACGCTAAAAGAATAGAGATAGTAGGTGGTGAGCCTTTCTATACTAAAAATTGGGAAAACGCTTGGGGGGTAATGATTGAAAAAGGCTTAGCTGAAAATATAACTTTAAATATGTCTTCAAACGGTACTATATTTAATGAAAAATTATTAAGGAGAATAGCAGATAATTTCAAACAGGTAGGAATAGGGTTAAGCATAGATGGATTAGGTCAAACTTTTGAATACTTAAGAAAAAATGCTAAATGGGATTTAGTTAAAGATAATTTACTTAATTTTTACTCTTTATATCAAGAGTATTCTGTTAAAAATAATTTATTTTTTAATTATACCTACACCTTATCCTGGATTAATGCATATGAACTCCCAGAGTTTCATGACTGGTTACAAAAAAATACACCTGAATTTAAATTATGGATAAATATAATACATGGCCCAAAGCATATGTGTATTTATTCTTTACCTAAAGAAACTAAACTTAGAATAAAAGAAAAATGGAATACTCACGATTGGGGTGAATATCAAAAAGATATCGACGGTATTTTAAATTATATGTTTAGTATTTCTCCTTCAAAAGAAGAATTAAAAGAGTTATATACTAAGTTTACTTTACTTGATAAGTATAGAAAAGAGTCTACTTTTGATATTGTATATAAAAATTATCCCGAATTAAAAAGTTATGTCTGAAAAAACTATATTTTTAAGAGACCCTTGGAATGATGTTAAAAACCACGATAGCGGATGGGGTAATCGGTTAATTGCATGGCAAACAGCTTGTATAATGAATGATATTATGGGCAATCAACATACTATAAAGGTACTACCTGAAGAGTTTCCCGAACTTTCTTTAGTAAATTTTCCGAATACCGAATATACTACTTTAGACAAAATAAAAGCCATACCAATTAAAGATTCAGTAGTACAAAAATGGATTAAAAATAGAGAAATAATATTAGATAAAGAATTATCTTATACTAATAATTTTAATTACGGTAATACTGTAGATCTATGTGAAGATTTTTTAAATAAAAATGCTGATATTATTACCTCAGTAAAATTAAAAAGTAATATTCTTTACGAAAAAATAAAATCTACAGTACAAGATCGCATTGGGATACATATAAGAAGAGGCAGCGGAGTATATTTAGACAATCAAGATAGGTTTTCTATACCTAGAGGGTATATGCAGTACTATAAAATATGTTTAGATTGTGATAAAGTATATCCATTTATTAGAGATGAAATTTATTTTAAAGTTATAGATGAATACATTAATAAAGACCCTTCAGCTAAATTTTATTTAGGTATAGATGTTAATGAAAAGGCTATAGATTACTATAAGGTAAGATACCCAGATAAAATTTTAACTTGTAGTGATGTAGTAAATATCAATAAAAATTTAATTGACGAAATAAACTTTTTAAAACCTAGACTTCAATTAAAAAATATGGGGTACGACTTAATAGATTTTTTTAGTTTAAGCTGTACAAAAGAAATAGTTCGTAGCCCACCTTCTACTTGGAGTTATATGGCTAGTAGAATATCTGGTAAAACTGTTAACTTTATGAAATCAGAAATGACTTTAGGGAGGATTGAAGAAGAGTATAATAATTTAAATTACGCAAACCATAATAAAAATGAATACAAATTACAATTCATTTCAAAAGATAACATACTTTGAAAAGAAAGTAGCAGAATGGTTTAATGCACCGTATGGAGTAGCTGTAGATTGCTGTACTCATGGGTTAGAACTATGTTTAAGGTACAGTAAAGCTCCTTTAATCAGTTCACCTATTAATACTTATATTTCAGTTCCTTTGCTCTCTAAAAAGTTAAATATAGACCTTCAATGGAGATCTTTCGCATGGGAAAGTTTTTACTATATTACTTCTAATATAATTGATGCAGCTGTATTATGGGAAAAAAATTCGTATATTAACAATACTTTTATGGTTCTTTCATTTCAATTTAAGAAACATTTAAGTCTAGGTAGAGGAGGAATGATATTAACTGATAATAAAGAAGCAGCTATAAAACTTCGTAAAATGACTTACGATGGTAGAACGTTTGATAAACCATGGACTGAACAAGATATAGATACTATAGGGTATCATTATTATATGACTCCGGAAACTGCTGAGATAGGTTTAACTAAACTAGAAGAAGCAGTAATTAAAAAACCAAAAATATGGTCTTATCTAGATTACCCAGATTTAACTAAAATAAAAATATTCAATGAGTAGAATTTTATCTTTTGGTGATAGTTGGTGTTATGGTTTTGAATTAGATAAGCCTGAAACACAATGTTATACTCATTTGCTGAGTGAAAAAATAAATAGTGAGTATATTAATTACGGTTTAAATGGTAATTCTTTTTCAAAAATTACTAATGAAATATTAACTGAGGAAATCGATAAAAGTGATTTTATTTTAGTATGTATTCCTCCTGATATAAGGTTTATAGGAGAATCTCCAGATGGGAAATTTATATCTCTATTTAATACTGATAATAAAAACACTGATAAATTTATACAAAAACAATTTGATTACTATAATGAAGTATTAGTTAAACATAAAAATTGGCATCCTTATTTTCAACTTTTAAATTTATTTTGTATACAAGAATATTTAACTAAAATAGGAGTTAGTTTTTTATTCTTTACTAATTACGGTAGTATAGATTACAGCTTTAAATTTAACGGCAAGATAGATAAATCTAACTTTTTAATTGATACTAGTTTAACTACGTTTTTAGGAGGAAAAGATTCAGGTATAATTCCTAGCAGTCTTAATGTTGACGCTCTAGAGCAGAGCTGCTTTGAAGGTAAATATTTTGAAGGTAATGAGAGTCACCCTAACGTAAAAGGCCATGAAAAAATATCTAATTTAATTTATAACAGTAGCAAATTTCAACAATGGTTAAAGTAAATAATGAATATAGTACTTTAAAAGAGGTTATAGTAGGTAGAGTTGAAAATGCTAATCAACCATTCCACGGTACTGACTTACATGCAATTAATTATGCAGACAAAGATACTATACCTACCTCAGAAAGAGGTTTATTTGATCCTCAAGTATATGAAGAGTCTATTGAAGACTTAGATTTATTAGCAAAAGCACTAGAAGATTTTGGAGCAAAAGTTCATAGACCGAATATTTTAGATACGTCAAAAACCGTCTCTAACGGCTACTGGGAAACAGACCAATACTATACCTTCTGCCCAAGAGATACTATGACAGTCATTGGAGATACCATTATAGAATCACCTATGACGTTAAGGTCTAGACAGTTTGAAACAGATGCTTATAGAGAGCTGTTTATTGACTATATGGATAAAGGAGCGAAGTGGGTGTGTGCACCTAAACCTAGACTAACAGATGATTCATATCAAAGAGATGATCTAGATAAATTAACTTTAACTGAAGTAGAACCTGTATTTGATGCAGCTAATATACTTAGACATAATGATGATATTCTTTACCTTAATTCTAACACGGGAAATTACAAAGGATATACTTGGTTAAAGAATTTGTTAGGAGATAAATATAAAGTACATTACTTAGAAAATATGTATTCGTATTCTCACATCGATTCTACTATTGCTATTCTAAGAGATGGACTAGCATTGGTTAACCCTGCTAGAGTGAGTGAAAAAAATATGCCTAAGTTATTTAAAGGGTGGGATATTATTTATTCCCCTCCTATGGTAGATATAGGATATACAGGAGTATTAAGAGCCTCTGAATGGGTGGGTATAAATCTTATTTCTCTAGATGAAAATACAGTAATAGTTGATAATAGACAGAAAGAGTTAATCAAAGAGTTAAAAAAGTATAATATTGAAGCGTTAGACTTAAAAATAAGACATTCTAGGACGTTAGGAGGTTCTTTCCATTGTTGTACTGCTGATATGATAAGATTATGATAAAAGTTGATAACATAAAACGTACTTTAATAGGAAATGAGTTCTTTACCTTCGACTATACTAAACAACCTATCAAAGAAAGTGAAGTTAATAGATGGAGAGAAGAAGGATACTACCATAAAAGCTTTACAGGAGCCTTATACAGCAGCAAAAATCCTATGCCTGAGTGGACTATAGATATAAGTAACGCTATAGGTTTAAAAAACTGCGGGTATACTTTTTATAAAATGGATACTTTAGATATTATGCCTCCTCATTACGATCATTTTGAAGCCTACTGTAAAATATTTAATAAAGAACAAAATGAAGTATATAGGGCTATACTTTTTTTAGAAGATTGGAAACCTGGTCATTATTTTGAGTATAATAAAACAAGTTTTAATAACTGGAATAAAGGAGACTATGTAATGTACAGTTATGATATAGAGCATGCAGCTAGTAACATTGGAATAGAACCAAGATATACCCTACAGATTACAGGTACTATTTATAAACATATAAACTCTAAGTAATTTTACATGTCTTTTAACCTGCTTATTGAAAATAAATACAATAAGAGTATATACTTCGGTTACGACACTTTAAATAAAAATGATTGTGACTTTAACACTACACTCTACGGTGTTCCATTTCTGGAAACTCTTGTAGTAAAAAGAGATACTGAGTATTTTTTTCGAAAAAACCTAAAATTTATTTACCCTATATCTGGTTTGGTCGAAAAAATGTATGAGGAAGATCCTTTTAAGTTAGATAATAGCATAATAGATGCATGCAATAACGGCCAATGTAAAGTAGGTATAATGTTAGATACCGAAGGAGTAGCTCATAAGAACATTGGTAAAGAGGGACTATTACTTTGGCTGGAGGCATTTGCAAAATTAAATGGGTTAGACGATACTAACTTTTTTTTTGCACACGGTGATAGAAAACTACATCAAACATATATAAATTTATTAAAAGCTAGACTAATAGACAATAAACCTAGAGTTAAAATTTTAAAGTATTCTTATTTTGAAAACTTTCCTTGGTTTATACCACCTTCGATAGGTGGAGTTTCCCCAACTAAAGAACAATTATTAGAACATGCTGAAGGTATAATTAACAGTAACAGAAAAGTAAAAAAAGAAAAACATTTTCTTTGTTTGAACAGAGTATTAAGGTTGCCTAGATTAATAATATTTGGGACTATAGCGTCTAATCCTGATCTGGAAGAAAAAACAATTCTATCTATAGGTCGACAGGAAAGAAGAGGGCTTATAGTAGAGGATACTATTAGGGACGGTACTTTAAACATAAAACTAACTGACCAGGTAAGTAACTATATTAACTCGTATGATTTTAATAACCCTGAACATATTCTTGACAACCCAGATAATAGTAATCAAGCATTTAATATCAATACTCACTTCCATCAATCTACATTCCTTAACATAGTTACAGAAACACTACACGTAGAAGATACTATTTTTTTTTCTGAGAAAATATTTAAACCCATATATATGCTACAGCCATTTATATTAATTGGAAACCCTAACTCTCTAAAAGAACTGCAAGAAATGGGCTACAAAACGTTTAACAAATGGTGGGATGAGAGTTACGATGAAGAAATAGAGTTAGTTACCCGTATATCTAAAGTAGAAAAAATACTCAAGGAATTAAGTAAGCTAAGTGTTGACGAACTACATAAGATAACTCAAGAAATGGAAGAAACGTTAGTACATAACTTTAATAGGTTTCTATTTGATATAAAGCAGGAAACACTAGACTACTTAAACTTCTTTATATTACAAAATACACCACCATCTTACCCGGCTAAAACATTTAAACTACAAGTAGCAGGTGAAAAAATAAAGGTACAGCCACATTATAAGTTAAACACTCAAAAATACTTAATATGACAACTTTACTGACTACAGGCTGTAGTTACACTAAACATTCCAGCCCAACATGGGATTTGTGGTTAACCCCTTATTTTGATAAGTATGTTCCTTTAGGAAAATCCGGCTCTGGTATGAGGTATAGCTATATTAAAATTAAAGACTATTTTAAGTATAATAAAGAAATTGACCCTAAAAACCATACAGTAATAGTTCAATGGAGCTCTCTAATCAGACACGATATTAGGGATATTGATCATCACTGGAAATGCGCAGGACAGATTGACAATAACCCTTATTTTAATAAATCTTATATAAACAACTATTATAGTTTAGTTGATTCTACAAATGATTTTATACATTATGTAGATTCTTTAATTTTATTATCAAAAAATTTAGGATTTAAGCTATGTATGTTTTATATGTTTGAACCTTGGTTAGAAGACCTGCTTGGTGAACCCTGCCTTCATCATCAGAATATTGACAAACAAATACTACAGTGGAAAAAAAGTAAATACTATACTTCTTTGTCTGAAACTGAAAATTCCCCTTACTTTCTTTACCCCTCTATAGAGTCACACTGCCTCAGTAACCCAACAACAAAGCCAATATGGGATTTAAATGCCAATGGAAAAGCGTTTATTGATACACACCCCACCCCATTACAGCATTTTAGCTACTCTAAATTAATAAGTACAAAATTAAACCTTCCTTTTCCTTCTTCCGTACTACAGAAGATAGTTGAGGATGTAAATAATATTATGGAAACAAAAGAACTTGCTTCTAAATTTATTCCAAAGTATAATAATGAAATTAATGATATAGACAAACTTGAAAAATTAATATACACTATATGAAAATAGGTTTTATAGGAGTAGGTAAATTAGGAAAAGACGCTGCTGAAGTCATGGCAGAAAAACATGAAGTTATAGGTTACGACGTAACAGAAGTAAGTCCTAAAAACTTTAAAATGGTAACAACTATTAAAGACGTATGTCAAAATCGTGAACTTATATTTGTAGCTGTACCTACACCTCACGACCCGGACTATGATGGCCGCTACCCTACCTCACACTTACCCAATAAAGATTTTGACTATACTATAGTTAATAATGTACTAGAGGAAGTAAATAAACATGTAACCAAAGATCAGCTGATAGTCCTTATATCTACAGTACTTCCCGGGACTATAAGGAGAGAGTTTATAGGTAGAATACCAAACGGTAGATTTATTTACAATCCTTATCTAATAGCTATGGGTACAGTAAAATGGGATATGGTTAATCCAGAAATGATTATAATAGGGACTGAAGATGGAGCTACTACTGGAGATGCTAAACTATTATTAGATTTTTATTATACCTTTATTAAAAAAGGAACAAGATATGAGGTAGGTACATGGGATGAAGCAGAAGGAATAAAAATATTTTATAATACTTTTATATCTACAAAAGTTGCTTTAGTAAATATGATTCAAGATGTAGCAGAGAAAAACGGCAATATGAATGCTGATGTAGTAGCAGGAGCTCTAGCAAGATCTACTCAACGTATTATGGGACCTGCATATATGAAACCAGGTATGGGGGATGGAGGAGGATGCCACCCTAGAGATAATATTGCTTTACGCTATATGGCTGAAAAATTAGATTTAGGATATGATATATTTGATGCTGTTATTAAAGCAAGAGAGGAACAAGCTAAAAACTTATCTACTAAATTAGTAAAAGAAAGTTTAAAGAGTAATTTACCTATAGTGATATTAGGAAAATCGTTTAAACCTGATGTTACTAGTGAAGACGGTTCTTCTTCTATTCTTACTGGTAAATACTGTGAAAGATTCGGGAGTAAGTTTAAAGTCACTTATGATCCTAAAGAACCACTTAAAGCAGTTTACTTATTAGCTCATATGAATAACTTTCATGATTATAACTTTCCAGACGGTTCAATAGTTATTGATCCTTGGAGAAGTTTTAAGACTAATAATAATATTAAAGTAATTCATTACGGAAATACTAGATTATAAGTTGCATATTAGAGTACATTTAACTATATTATAGTATAAACTAAATAGAAATGGCAAATAAAGAACCAAAAAAAATTACTAACGACGAATTAATTAAATTTAATAGTTTTATTCGTAAACGTAAAGATATTTTAACTACTATAGGAGCAACAGAATTGCAATTAAAGAATCTAAAGCTCCAAAAAGAACAGTTTTTCGAATCACTTCAAAAAATAGATGTTTTAGAAAGCGAATTTAGTCAAGAACTAGCAACTAAATACGGAAAAGTCTCGGTAGATGTCACTACTGGGGAGATTACTGCATAACAATAAGTGTTTTAGCTCTCTTTGCACTATTTATTTAAGTAGGCAACCACACTACTTATACAATTGGTTTAGAATAAAGCACGATATTTATATAAAAACACTTAAATAATTTAACATGGCAGAAACTATAATTTCACCTGGTATCCTAACAAGAGAGAACGATATTTCCTTCGTTTCCCCTGCTCCCCAAGCAGTCGGCGCAGCTTTTATCGGACCAACAGTTACCGGGCCAATCGAACAACCAACAACAGTGACATCGTTCGGTGAATACACAAGAAAATTCGGAAGAACTTTCGTTTCAGCGTCTTCTACTGTTGAATATTTTACTTCTCTAGCAGTAAAGAACTATTTCGACCAGGGTGGAACTACAGCATTGGTTACAAGAGTAGTTTCAGGATCTGCCGGATGGACTGCTTCTTCAGCTACTCCTATCTCAGGATCAGGAGTTCATGCAGCAGCAGCGGTTATCTCCTTAGAGACTATCGGTAAAGGTATTCAATATAATAACGTTACTGGTAGCGATTATGTAGGAGCAACAGACGAACTTTCAGGCGGATCTCTAAAAAGCGGTTCATCAGACAACATTAGATGGGAAATAGCTAATGTAGATACTAATAAAGGTACATTTTCTCTTTTAGTACGTAGAGGGGATGATAATCACAAGAGTAAAATTATTCTTGAAACGTTTAGCAATCTAAGTTTAGATCCTAATCAAGATAATTATATTGAAAAGCAAATAGGTACAGCTAATACCTCTAAAACATCAGACGGTACTAATGTATATCTTACTTCAAACGGAGAGTATCCTAATCGTTCTAATTATATTAGAGTATCAGCAGTAGGAAAACAAACTTCTGATTACCTAGGAACAGACGGAATTACAATCAATAGTGATTCAGCAGGAAACAGCTATACAGCTTCTATTCCAACAGCACAGTCAGGAGGATTTGCAGGAGCAGCTGGAACTAACGTTATACCAGGAGCTACTTTCTTTAAAGATATTTCTAACAGTACAGCAGGAACACAAGGATTAATAGGAGCAGATTATAATGATGCTATTTCGATCTTAAATAATAAAGACGAATACAGCTTTAATATTATTTCATCTCCAGGATTAATTCATTCATTAGCAACTAACGGAGCTACTCAGATAGCTAACATTATCTCTCTCGCAGAATCAAGAGGAGATTGTATTGCAGTAGTAGATTTAGTACCACACGGAACATCAGCTACTTCAACAGTAACAGCAGAAGCATCGGAGATTAATTCTTCTTATGCAGCCGCTTACTGGCCTTGGGTACAAGTAGGAAGTGCAACTGGTAAAAACGTTTACGTACCAGCTTCAGTTACTATTCCAGGAGTATATGCATTTACAGATGGAGCTTCAGCACCATGGTTTGCACCTGCAGGATTAGTAAGAGGAGGTATTCCAACAGTACTACAAGCAGAAAGAAAATTAACAAGATCAGAAAGAGATACTTTATATTCTAGTAATGTAAATCCAATCGCTACTTTCCCTGGACAAGGTATTGCAGTATTTGGTCAAAAGACATTACAGAAAAAAGCTTCAGCTTTAGATAGAGTAAATGTTCGTAGATTGTTAATCGAACTTAAAAAATTCGTAGGAGATCAAGCTAACACTTTAGTATTTGATCAGAACACTATTACAACTAGAAATAAATTCTTAGCAGCTGTAAATCCATTCTTGGATTCAGTAGTACAAAGACAAGGATTGTATGCATTTAGAGTAGTAATGGATGATACAAATAATACAGCCGACGTAATCGATAGAAATCAATTGATTGGCCAGATCTTTATACAACCCTCAAAAACTGCCGAGTTTATAGTTCTAGACTTTACTTTAGAACCAACTGGTGCAACTTTCGGAGGATAATTTTATTAACCTATATTTATAATAAAGAAACACAATGGCAATACTAGATACTAACGAGATAATGTTTAGAGCTTTCGAACCGAAAGTCCAGAACAGATTTTATATGGTAATTGACGGAATAGAATCGTTCATGGTAAAGAACGTTGCTGCTCCTAATTTTACAGACAATGCGATAAAGCTGGATCACATTAATTCATACAGAAAAATAAGAGGTAAAAGGGAATGGGGAGAAATGACGATGACGTTATATGACCCAATTACACCATCTGGAGCACAACAATGCATGGAATGGGCTCGTTTGTCTTATGAGTCCGTAACCGGTCGTGCTGGTTATTCTGACTTCTACAAAAAAGATGTTACTCTAAATCTTTTAGGACCTGTAGGAGACATTGTTTCTGAGTGGATTATTAAAGGTGCTTTTATTACTAACTTTAACCAAGGATCATTTGATTGGGCTACTGACGAAACAGCAGAGCTAGCCATAACAGTGAACATGGATTACTGCATCTTGAACTACTAAAATCAGATACATATATTTTGAAAGACCCGGATTTATTCCGGGTTTTTTGTTGTTTACTATTTTTTTTATTCGTATATTTATATAAAATACCTAAAAGTTTTAATAAAAGTTTATGTCAAAATTTAGTTTACCTACCGAAACGGTAGAACTACCCTCAAAAGGATTACTGTATCCTGAATCTTCTCCTTTTAAAAAAGGTACTGTCGAAATGAAGTATATGACTGCCAAAGAAGAAGATATACTTACTAATAATAATTACATTCAAGATGGTACTGCATTAGATAAGACTATTAAATCACTAATAGTAGATAAGACTATTAACTATGATGAATTGCTAGTAGGAGATAAAAATGCTCTTATGATAGCTGCTCGTATTCTAGCGTATGGAAAAGAATACCCAATTTATTATGATAGTAAACCCTATACTGTAGATTTATCGAAATTAGATAATAAATCTATTGATGAAGAATTATTTAAAAATGGTAATAATATAGAGTATAAACTACCTAATACTGATAATGTAGTGAATATTAAACTATTATCTCATGCTGACCAGACTGAAATAGATAAAGAAGTAGAAGGTAAGAAAAAATTAGAACCTGATTCTGATTATAGTAATTCCACAAGATTAAAACATATAATTACCTCTGTAAACGGACATACCGATGCCGCTACTATTAGAGATTTTGTAGACAATGGACTAACTGCAAGAGACGGTAGATGGCTAAGAAATAAATATGCTGAGATTCAACCTGATGTTAAGCTAACACATCAACCAGACGGTCCAGGGAGTGAGGAGGTTCCAATCCCGATTGGGATAGGGTTTTTTTACCCAACTTTGCCCGTCTAGAACAGCTTTATTCCGACAAATACATGAAATAGTCTTCCATGGTAACGGAGGATAT